TGGTTGAGGAGATACCATGCCTAATTTCAGCAAGAAACAAGACGGCAAAGAAGTTGGTCAAGCCAGCGTTTATGCCAAGCCGCACGATATGAGCGGTAAGTCAATGACGCCAGCCGACTACGGCTTGGTTCCCAAGATGCCACGCAAAGAAAACTGGACCCCGATGGAGGGTGTATCAATCGGTGATACTGGTCCCGTTAAAACCACTGGCATCAAGATTCGTGGTACGGGCTGCGCTACCAAGGGTGTGACCGCTCGCGGACCAATCGCCTGACATGAACTATTCGGCGCTCATCACTGCCGTGTCTGATTACACGGAGAATTCGTTCTCCGAAACAGATTTTGCTCAGATGACCGTATTGGCCGAGCAAAAGATTTACAACAGCGTTCAGTTGCCTTCGTTGCGTAAGAACGTCACGGGCGCTTTGTCGCAAACTATTCCATACCTTTCAGCACCCACTGACTTTTTGTCGGTGTTTAGCTTGGCGGTTATCGGTAGTACTGGGGTTTACACATATCTTATAAACAAGGATGTGAGTTTTATCCGAGAGGCTTACCCAGCGCAAGCCACGGTGGGCACTCCAAGGTATTATGCTGTGTTCGGCCCCGACAGTGGCGCAACACAAGAACTGACATTTTTGCTTGGTCCTACGCCAAGTGCCAATTTAACCGCAGAGCTTCATTACTTCTACTATCCCGAAAGCATTTCAACTGCCGGGACTTCGTGGTTGGGTGATAACTTTGAATCTGCCTTGTTTAATGCGGTTATGGTAGAAGCGGCAAGATTCATGAAAGCGGAGCCGGACATTGTTGCGTTGTATGATGCACAGTACCAGCAATCATTGACACTGCTGAAGAACTTGAGTGACGGCAAACTACGCCAAGACTCATATCGTAGCGGTCAACTCAGAACCAAAGTAATTTAATAGGAGCCGATCATGGCAAATGCTCAAGCAATGTGTACCAGCTTTAAGTATGAACTCCTCAACGGGACTCATATTTTTTACGCTAATGCTTCCCCCGCTCAATCGGCGGATACGTTCAAGCTCGCGCTGTACACCACTGCGGCGACCAACCTAAACGCAGCGACGACTACTTATGGCACTCCTACCGGAGAACTTGCAGCGGGTGGCGGGTATACCTCTGGCGGCGTTACGCTGACGATTGTGGCTCCAACCACCACCGCTATCAGTGATAGTACTGGCACTGCGTTCCTCTCTTTTGGTAATGCTATTTTTACCAGCGCCACATTTTCGGGCGTCCAATACGCTTTGATTTACAACTCTACCAAGTCAAACAAAGCAGTTGCTGTTCTTGATTTTGGTAGCGGTAAGGCTGTAACGGCCAGTACCTTTACGGTTCAGATGCCAACGGTTGACGCAACCAACGCCATCATCCGCATCCAGTAAAAGGAGATAGCAATGGCAATACCAATTGCAGATCGTGTAAAAGACGCTACCACCACAACGGGAACCGCCAACGTCATTCTGGCAAACACCGCGCCAGCAGGTTATATGACCTTTTTGCAGGGGTTTGGCTCTAGTTCGAGCAAGCAAGTGTGCTATTGCATCTCTAACCCAAATTCTCCGTATGAGTGGGAAACTGGGTTTGGTGTCTACACATCATCTACCAACACTCTTGTTAGAAATATCGTGACAGCTACTAGCGTAGCAGGAAGTACCACCAAAATTAACTTTCCAGCGGGGACTAAAGACGTATTTTGCACGACGCCTAGCAGTTCAATGCTTGTGATAAATGGAAACGGGGATATCGTAATCCCAACCGTCAATACATCCGCTCTTCCAAATATTTCTCCTGAACTTTCCCCTGCGGGCTATTCGGTAACATCGTTTACAATTTCCTGCCCTACTTCTACTTTGTCTGCACAGACAGGTACATATTTAGCTATAAGCTCAGGGGATGGTACCACTACAGGCGATGCTGGTTACCTTGACCTTACCGCCGGGAACGCTCCGGGATCGGGACTCGGGGGAGACATATATATAACGTCTGGGGGTTCAGTTACCGGTGGCGGCGGGATAGTTCAAATTATTGCTGGGGATGGTGGGGGGTCGGGCGGAGACATAAACCTTACTGCGGGGGGAGTTCCGTCTTCTTATGCAGGTAATGGTGGCAATATATCTATAGATTCTGGCATTGCGCTGGGGTCAGGCAGCAACGGATATGTCTTGCTTAGTCTGGGGGGAGTCCCAGCCATTAAAATCCAACCAGCAGACGCAACCACCACTGCTCCGGTAAAGATTGGATTTTTTGGCGCAACCCCCGTAGTCAAGCCAACTGGTGTGGCTGTAACCGCAGCGGCTATTCATACCGCCCTTGTCTCTCTTGGGCTGATCGCGGCATAAGGGTTTACCTATGCCCGCCACTTCATCAGTAGCGGAACTACCCGTTGCGGCGTTCCCCGGAGCAGCGTCCTCTTCTAGCGTTACGGTTGCAGTAACAGGAGTAAACGCAACAGGCGCAACAGGCACCGCTGTCGCTGTAGGCGGCGTTAATGTTTTGCCGTCTGGTGTTTTTGCCACTGGCGTAATAAACGCTGTATCAGCCAGTGGTGGCGGACAGACGCAAACAGCCAAAGGGTTTTTGCTCGGATTTGATTCCGTTGCCTCTTTTCCAATTGGCGGTTATGAGGGCGCGGGGGCTGGCACTTTAGTTACTCCCACTGGCGTTTTTGCTACTGGAGTAGTTGGCACTGCCCGAGTAGATACCGTCATATACGTCACTGGCGTATCGGCAACTGGAGCAATTGGCGCTGCAACGGCCAGTGGAAATATCGTCATCTTGGCGACTGGTGTTGCCGGATTTGGGGTTGTAGCCAGTGTTGGCATTGTGCTTGGGGACAATACAGTTGCCGTATTTGGCACCCCAATTTTTGCAAGATTAGGCAGAGTTACTGTTCTGGACCCAAGCGGCGCTGGAGTTGAAGCTGTTGGCGTATACGCAATAGGTAGGATAGGTAACGTGTACATACGCCAGTACACTCCTGTCTCGTGGGTTGGCATTAACACCGCCCAGTCCCCTAGCTGGACAGCCGTTATAACGTAAGGATTAGCATGACAACGTACACAAGCCGATTGAAGTTGACCTTGCCCGGAGATGGGGAGTTTGACGGTACGTGGGGCTCTGTAGTAAATACCGAGATCACATCGTTGATCGACGAGGCAATTGCCGGGTATGTACAGGTAACAGTATCTGATTCGGTGGACACCACGCTTACCGTGGCAGATGGTGCGCCAAGCCAATCTCGCAACATGATTCTTTCTTTGCGAGGCACGTTGACTTCAACTCGAAACGTCATCTGCCCCTCGGTTAGTAAAGCTTACATTGTTAAAAACGATACGATTAGTAACAGCCCAATCATTTTTAAAACCTCTGCCGGAACGGGCGTAAGTGTTCCTAATGGGGCAGCTATGCTTCTGATGTGCGATGGCACAAATGTCTTTAATGCAGTCTCTACGTTTGGTGGCGCTGAGTCGGCAGTTGGAAGTTTTACCAACCTCTCATACTCGGGAAACTTTAATGGTGCAGCCTCGCCATCCACTTTTAGTATTGGTAACGGCGAGTTTTTTAAATCTAGCAATGGGTTGGTTGGAATTGGCACAGCTTTCCCGGCCTCTAAGCTGCATGTTATTGATTCTGGCGACAACAAGTTTGCCACGGTTCTAGTTGAAAACGCAACGGGCGCATCGGGTGCTGGTTCTGCCGTCTGTTTGTCTACCTTCAGTTCTACTTGGAACCTAAAAACTTTTGCCCAGCAAAACCCAACTCAGGGGGGCAGATTTACAATTTCGTCTGTAGAAACCGCAAAGACGATTATTTCGTTGGCAAATGATGGCACGGTATCTCTGCCTACTGGTGGTTTGCAAGCGAACGGATTTGCCACAACGCCGCCAGTGACCATCACTTTTAGTGCCACCTCAATGGTTATAAATTGCGCTCTAAGTAATGTGTTTAACCTTGTAATGACCGCCAGCATGACTGCGGCGCCGCTATACCTTAACCCCCAAGATGGGCAGACCATTAGTATCTTTATTACCCAAGATACCGTGGGATCAAGGACCATTATCTGGGGTTCAAATGTTAAGTGGCCCGGGGGTGTTGCGGGCGTTTTGAGTACGGCTGCAAGTTCGGTTGACCTTGTGGTCCTGACGTATCGCGCATTTACGGGGCTTTGGTACGCAACCTTATCTAAGGGGTTTGTATGACCTTTGCGTCAAGGCCATTTTTTGGAATGTTGGCTCCGGCTCCTGCGCCATCTCCATCCCCTGCGCCTCCTCCACCCCCTGCGCCTCCACCTCCACCACCACCTCCTCCCCCTCCCCCGGAGCCTTCTAGATATCAATATACTCTGGCGTTGTCCAGCGACTCCAAAGGTGCCGTTACATTGAATGTAACAACAGGCGCAGCGACAAATGTTACTGGGTATTCGGATGGCACGTATGTGGCTGGGAAAACGGATATTTTTGTTGTTGTAGAGTCTGGACGGTACATATATTCTAAGGTTAATACTAGCCCAGCATTGACGTTGGTTGGTGGGGCTGTTAGGGATACGGTCACACTAATCAATAACGGGTACATCCTTGGTAAAGGCGGTAGCGGTGGCGGCACTAAACAAACGACCAGCGGCCCTGCTGTGTCATATGCACCCTTGCCGGGAGGTACTGCCCTAAAGTTAGGCTTTGACACTACTGTTGTTAATAGTGCGGGCGCATTTATTAGCGGCGGTGGAGGTGGCGGTGGCGGGGCGGGTACACAAGGCGGGGGAGGTGGTAATCCCGCCCTTGGTGGTGGCGGTGGCGCTGGTGGCGGTGAGGGTGGTGACTCGTATAGTGCATACTCTGGAGTTGCGTGTGCGGGAGGCTACGGGGGCGGCGTAGTTACTGTAAGCGGCGTAACTTATGGGGAGGCTGGTACTAGTGGAAGTATTAACCCGCCCGGTTCAGTGGGGGAAGCTTATACATATCAAGCATCGGGGGGTGGCGGCGGAAGGCTCAGTGCTGGTAATACCTTTATAGGCGGTACTGGAGGTTCAGTACGAACAGCAATTGTAGGCGGTCCGTTCTCCCGTGCTGGTGGCGGTGGCGGTGGCGGTGGTGGCGGTGCTGTGAGATTTTCGAGTGGCAATTATCTGTACAGTTGGGCCGCTGGCGGCGGGGGTGGTTGGGGGCAGACTGGGGGTTCAGGAGAATCTAGATATAGTGGCACTGGCGAGGCAAAACCTATCTCGGGTTATGGGGGTACTATCGGTGTTGGCGAGAACGGCAGAGCCAGTGGGACTCTTCTTTCCACTCAAGCAGGGGCAATAGGCGGTAAAGCTATCGACTTTAACGGCAAAACGTGTGTGATTACAAGCGAAGGCGGAATTCGAGGAAAGGCCTCTTAATGAACAAATTTATAGCGCAAGGGATGTTTGGGTCTAATGGATTTAACACCATCGAAGAAGCTCGCGCTGTTTTAAATTTTGCTTTTGAGCAGTACCAGAAATCCGAAGAACAGTCGTACCAAATCCAATGTCGCATTATGTTCGATAAAGGGTACATGCCTATTTCTGTGCCGTTTGATACGCAGCAAATACCACCCGCAGATGAATATGCCTTTTTTGATATGTACTCTGGAGAGTACGTTGTGTGCAAAACTTTTGAAGATGCGAGAAGGTCGGTAGAGGCGCAGCGTCAAAAAAGAGCTGCGGAACTGAAAGCCTCATACAGCATTTCTACGTGTAGCACGGACCCAGAAACCGGAGAGGAATCTTGGGTTGTCATCGAAACCTTGGGGGGAGCCAATGAATGACCTGCTTAGATTGCTGGGCAACATTGCCCCTGCTTTGGCGAGTGCTGTTGCTGGACCTGCTGGCGGTCTTGTTGTGTCTGCTATTGCTAAAAAGTTTGGAGTAGAAGACACGGTTGATGAGGTTGCGAAGGCAATTGCTGGTGATCCAGAAGCCGCACTTAAACTGGCTCAGATTGACCTAGAGCACATCAAGATTCAACACGCAAATACGTCTGACGCGAGGGCCATGCAGGTCGCTGCGCTCAATCAATCGGACATTTTCTCCAAGCGTTTTACGATGTACCTGACCGTGTTCTGGTCTGTTGCCGCAGCAGCCTACGTGGGTTTTATTACTTTCGGCGTAATTCCAGATAATAACGTCAGGTTTGCCGACACGATTCTTGGCTTCATACTGGGCACGGTTGTTTCTACGGTTTTGAATTTTTGGTTTGGCTCCTCCATAGGCTCCAAAGAAAAAGGCGAGGCACTGAGAAAATGAACACCAACTTTGATGCTTGCTTCAACCACCTCATCAAACACGAGGGAGGTTACGTTAACCACCCGAATGATCCGGGAGGCAGGACAAATCTTGGAGTTACCCAAGAAGTATGGGAAGATTGGACTGACCGCGCAGTAAACGAATCCGAAATGAGGGCGCTTACACCAGAAAAGGTCAAGCCACTGTACAAAGAGTTGTACTGGGATCGGGTCAAGGGGGATAAACTACCCGCTGGTGTTGATTACTGTGTATTCGATGCTGCGGTCAATTCAGGTGTACGCAGGGCTTCGCAGTGGCTTCAAATCTCACTGGGTGTTACAGCAGACGGCGTTATCGGCCCACAAACTCTTGCTATGACGTTAGCTGTATCTCCAAAAACCATTATCAGAAACTACTGTGCCCAACGTCTGAAGTTCCTAGAAGGTCTATCTACGTGGCCTACGTTTGGTGGGGGTTGGGACCGTAGAGTTGCAGAAGTAAAAGCCACCGCGCTCTCAATGTGAGGCTAATATGCCGCTGAAAAAACTCGTCTTTAAGCCCGGGGTTAATCAAGAAAACACCCGATATACGACTGAGGGCGGTTGGTATTCTTGCGACAAAGTGCGGTTTCGGCAGGGGATGCCGGAAAAAATTGGCGGGTGGGAGCAGCTTTCTTCCAACACATTTCTTGGAACCGCAAGATCAATGTGGCCTTGGATGACTCTGGGTAGCGTTAAATATCTTGGGATTGGCACACACCTCAAGTATTACGTCATGCGTGGCGGTTCGTACTACGACATTACCCCGATTAGGCAGACCGAAACTTTAGGTAGTAATCCATTTTCTACTGTGGTTGATAGCCGCACCGTTACCGTAACAGATACTTCTCACGGAGCAAAGACGGGGGATTTCGTGACATTCTCCGGGGCCACTGCTGTCGCAGGACTGACCTTAAACGGCAGCTATCAAGTTACTGTAGTAAACGCCAACTCTTACAGAATCACTGCCTCATCCCCTGCATCGGGGGCAACCACTGGCGGCGGGTCTTCTGTTGTGGCTAAATACCAAATCCCCGTTGGTACTGAAATCCAAACGCCATTTAGAGGCTGGGGCGGCGGCACTTGGGGTAGCGGAGTGTGGGGGGTTGGTACTGTTACCGCTTCTCGCATCCAGATATGGTCCGCTCAGAATTTTGGTGAAGACTTGATTTACGGCCCCAAAGGTGGGGCGATGTATTACTGGGAATCTAACATTGCGTTTGCGCTGACAACCCCCGGGGTGTTGATAAGTTCTAAAGCTGGGGCATCTAATGTCCCAACAAAACAAAACATCATCCTTGTTTCGGATTCATCACGGTTTGTCATTGCTTTCGGCGCAAACGAACTTGGTAGCGCATCTCAAGACGCAATGTTGATTCGCTGGTCGGATCAAGAAAGTGCTGTTAATTGGACACCCGCCGCCACCAATCAAGCGGGTGGAATTCGGTTGTCCCACGGGTCAGAAATTGTTTCCGCCATGCAGGTTCGACAGGAAATCTTGGTGTTTACGGATACTGCCCTGTACTCCATGCAGTATCTTGGGGCTCCGATTGTGTGGGGCACTCAACTGCTTGCGGACAACATCTCTATTGTTAGTGACAGGGGTTCAACTGTTGCGGCTGGCGTAACGTACTGGATGGGCGCTGACAAGTTCTACATGTACGATGGCCGTGTGCAGACCATCATTTGCGATCTGCGACAAGCTGTGTTTCAAGACTTTAACAACGATCAAACAGGGCAGGTGTTTGCTACTACCGTTGAGAAGTTCAATGAGATTTGGTGGTTTTATTGCTCACGCAATAGCGCCGTCATTGACAAGTATGTTGTATACAACTACACCGAAAAGGCGTGGTACAACGGCAACATGACTCGGACGGCATGGGTGGACAACAGCATCATTAGCCAAAACCCGATTGCCGTTTACCCAGTTGAGGGTGGCGGGAAGTTGGTTTATCACGAAGTTGGAGTTGACGATAACTCTTCTGGAACCCCCGCGCCAATCTTTTCGTACATCACATCGTCTGAGTTTGACATTGATGACGGGCACAACTTTGGTTTTATCTGGCGCGTTCTTCCAGACATTACGTTTCGGGGTTCAGTTGCTGAAAACCCACGGGCTATGCTTACGCTCTTGCCATTACAAAACTCTGGTTCTGGCTACACGGACCCCGCATCTGTTGCTGGATCAGACACTGGGGCTATTACGCGCTCGGCCACTGTTCCCGTTGAGCAGTTTACTGGGCAAGTAAACATTCGAGTGCGCGGTAGGCAGATGTCACTTAAAATTTCATCCGAAGACCTTGGGGTTACATGGCAGCTTGGCTCTCCACGTATTGACATTAAGTCGGATGGCAGACGATGAGCATCATATCCACCATTGTTAAACGGTTTGTCGCTCCAGCCCTGCCTGATGCTCCGTCAGCATATGAAGCAGGTTATCTAGATAAACTTAATAACATCTTGCGGCTGTACTTTAATCAGCTAGATCAACTTCTGGAGCAAGTGGTGACTTATTCTTCCAATAGCGTAACAATCAACGGTTTTAGTGGCGGCACTATTGATGCTTTTGGAAGACTTCGAGTTAGCCAGCCGTACACGCTGTTTGATAGCCAGAATCGCTATGCGGTAGATGACCAATTTGATATAGCGACAACAGGCACTGGCGCAGCGTCGTTTCTACCGAATGAATCTTCGGTTAAGATGGAAGTAACTGGGGGAGGTGTTGGTTCTGTAATTCGGCAGTCTTTCCGGTCATTTTCATACCAACCGGGAAAAAGTTTGCTGGTTATGGCAACGTTTGTGATGGATAGCAGCACAAGTGCTAATCTAACCCAGCGCGTCGGATATTTTAACGCCTCCAACGGAGTGTTTTTCAAGCGCGTTGGCGGGACGTATTCTTTTGTGTTGCGATCCAGTTCTTTGCCAAACCCCGGCACTCCTAGCGATTTGAGAGAGATAACGCAAGCCAACTGGAACGGGGACAAACTTGATGGTACAGGCCCGTCTGGGTTGACGCTAAATGCCGACAAAGCACAAATTCTTTGGATGGATTTTGAATGGCTTGGCGTTGGATCAGTTCGATGTGGCTTCATCATTAACGGCGAATACATTCTTTGCCACACGTTCAAAAATGCCAACGAAAACATCAGCGTCTATATGACGACTGCTATCTTGCCGATACGGTACGAAATAACAACAACCACGGCGGCGTTGGCGGCTTCCATGAAAGCAATCTGCTCTACGGTTATTTCTGAGGGTGGGTATGGGGCAACTTCCGTAGATCACATTGCAAGACGGGTAAACGCAACAAGCAATTCAACTATTACGACCGCTTTTTACCCAATGGTCTCAATACGCCTGAAGTCCACGGCATTAGGGGCGGTGGTAGTTCCTTCGTCTTTTAATTTCTTGCCGACAACATCAGACAACTATGAGATTGCGTTGTTCAAAAATGCAACACTTACTGGCCCGTCTTGGGTGGTAGTACCTGCAGACGCAAATGTTGAATACGACATTACATCGACGGCGATGACGGGCGGAGCCCTTTCCTATAGTTCGTTTACCACTGGCAAATCTGGCCCGACACCTCTTTCTATTTCTGGCATATACAACTGGGATTTGCAACTTGGCGCTTCTATAGCCGGGGTCAGTGACGTTTACACTTTGGCTGCAAGGGTTGTAACAACTGGTGGCGCTGGTTCCGGTGGCGGGATAGGCTCTATGTCCTTCTACGACTTGACCACCCAGTAATTGCCATCTAAGGAACTATTGTGGCTACAACCAGACGATCATCCTCCAAGCCGAGTACGGAGGAAGCCACGACTCTCGCTCAAAACACTAATGCTGGGCCTTCCGCCGCAAATACGGTTAGTGATTACATTAAGGAACGCGACACCCGACTAGCACTTGAGGCACAAAAAGAGGCAATACGCAAAGCGGCATGGGACAAAGCGGTAGCCGAAGGGAAGGCGGCGGCTGCAAAAGCCAAGATTAAAGATGATGCTAGAGCGGCGGTAGAAAAAAAGATAAAAGACAATTTTCTTAATACCCCAGCCGGAAAATCGTACGTAGATAGAGACAAATGGTATTTAACTAATAAGATAAATACATATAACAGTGGGGATCGCAAAGCTTGGTATCTATCAACTGAAGATGGGCAAGCAATCCAGCGGCATCTAAAAGATCAGTTACTTAACCAATCAAAAGCGTATGGGTTTGATTGGAAAACCACCATAGATGCTGATCGCAACGCTAGTCAGGTTGCAAACTTGCTCGCGCTTCAGGGTGTTTCAGACATTCGAGATTTAACGTATGACAAAAACGGAAACTTACAGAACAACCAATACGTTAAATTAGATGATCTTATAGATTCTAAGTTAGATAATAAGCCAATTAAGGTTGAATCTACCCCCATTAAATGGTACAAGGATGATAAGGGGCAGATAGGTTGGACGGCTGCTGGTAAAGGCCGCACCAACTATATGGTTAAGCCCGACGCCAACGGGAATCCTGTTTTTCATCCTGACTGGAAGAGTAACGCCCCCGGCGGAATTGGCGGGTTTATTTTAAAAGCTGCTCCCGCAGTTGTAGGAATTGCTACAGGTAACCCGTGGCTTGCTGCTGCAACTAGTGCAGGTATTGGTGCGGCCAGTGGCGCGAGCCTTGATGACATCATTAAAGGCGCTGTCCTTACGGGCGGGACATCATACTTGGGCGGGTTAGCCAATGCATCAACTCAAGGGGCTTTGTCGGGGCTGGACTCATCTGTTAAAGCAGCGTTAGGCGGCGCGGCGCAGGGGGCAACTCAAGCTGGAGTGGCTGGCGCTGTTACTGGTAATTTCAATTTAAAAGACGTTGCAACATCTGCACTGGCTGGTGGCGCAGCATCGGGCATCAAAAGTTTGTTGACAGATCAGTTACCCGCAGGGCAACAGGGTCCGGTGCAGCCCAAAGATATTACTGGCATCGCCGCTGTTGATAAAATTCTCCCCGGTGCAGCCGCCAACCTTACTGGACAAGTTGTTGCTGGACGGGACTTAGGCGATGCCCTGACAAACACTGCAATCGGCGCGGTAAGTAATTTGGCGGCGGGGCAAGTTGGTGGAGCCTTGAGTGGGGTAACGGGTAATCCTGAACTGGACAAGTTCTTGGCGTCCGCTGGTGCTAACTTGACAGGAACAGCATTAGCCACGTTTCTTAGAGAACAAGCTGCTTCA